GGCATCATATGAAATATCGTTTGTAGTAACTCTAATTTCTGTTCTATCTGAGGATATTTCTTTAATAAAAAATCTTGTATCCGAATTACTTAAAAATAAGGAACGATAAAAACTGTATGTAGGAGTATATTTACCTAAATTATATCCTAAGGATTTTAAATCATTTTCAGGATTAAGATAAATAGTATCATATAATGAACTATTATCTGTTGTATTTTGAACAGTATAATTAGAAAAATTATAAAGAGATCTTAATAATTGATTATTGGCATTATATATATGTAACTCAACATTATCTTGTTCAGCCCCAAAGTCTCTACTTATGTCAAAACTATTTAATAAAGGAGTATCTTTATTACTATAATTTTGATTTTGATAAGTATTAGTTGAATTTACAACACTAGTTTGATCCATTATATATTGCTGCTCAAGTTAATAATTTCTTGTTGGGCAGTTAGTAATTTAATCCTTAGATCATTTATTTCATCTACTAACGCCTGGAATTCTTCTGATTGGCCCGTTACACCAATATATGAAGAGCTTCTTTTAACTATTTCTTCGTGTGATCCAAAATTTCCTTTTCGAGGTATATCAAAAAATAAACGATCATATTCGGCAAAAAACTCAGCAACAGTCATAGGTTGTTCTAAAGCAACTAAATCTTCTGTAGAGACTAATTCTTTAAATTCAGTATCTACTACTTTAGGATAAGATACTTTTCCAAATACTTGTTTATTAAGTTTTACTTCTTGTTGAGCCATTATCTAACTACTTTAAAATAATTACCTTTATCTTCAACTACTATAGTTTCATTTCCAACAATAATTTTTACCATTAATTGATAATATCTTTCTGGTTCTAAGCCATCCATGTAAACTGTAAAGTAATTACTACTACCATCGGCACTTATTTTTGTATATGAGGTATCAAAATCAACTACCATTTCATTTGTTTTAACATCTTTTAAACCCCAATAGGAAGATGTTGGAAGTGCTTTAGCATTTAAATATACTGAACTAGTTTGGAAAGCCCTAGTAGGGTAAGTATCTCTTACTTTTAGTCTAAAATTATATATTCCACTATCTTCAAATTCTTGTTTTAAATTTGTAAATGATAATATAAAATCACTTGAAGTTATTGCAGTTAAATCTGTAAGTGCATAAGATGAATCATCCCACTTAAATTCTAAAGAAGGTGGATAAATAGTGTGAGTATCTACGGAAAAATAACTAGTATCAACGTATGAAGCAGAATATTCAATACTCCCTGTTAACTTAACTATAAATCCATTATTATCAATTGAACTACTATTCCATAGTTTAACCATGTTAGTAACATCCATTGAAATATCTTTATCACTTGTATAAGTAAAATCTTGAGATGATCCTGATTTATTAAGATGGAAATCTCCTCCACCTGTAACCCAAGCGTTTGAACCTGATTCTCCTCTCCATCCCCATGAACATCCATCTTCTGTTTTAGGTATATCATTTACTCTTCCGGTTCCCATATCCCAAGCTCCTGAGATAGGATATACTTCTAATGTATAATCTAGAGGTGAAATAGTAGCATTTGCAAGGTATATATTTAAATTACTTTGGAATGCACTACCACTTATTGTATTATTAATTACATTGTTTATATCCGCTGTTTTAAACTGAATTAACGCACGTTTAACGGCGGGAACATCACCTTGGGCTGATGTATCAAGGTTAATAGCATTTGTATTTGAAACCTCTAGTACTTCATCTCTTCCTGTGTTTTGAGCAGGATACTTAGATGAAATAAAAGCATCTTTTTCGGGAAATATTCTATATACTGCCATTTTTTTAGTTTGTTACTACTCGTCCTTGAAGATCTGTATCTGGGAATTTTAGTTCAAATATACTTGGATCTAGGGATGGGTAAATTACTTCGTCTATTGTAGCACCATTCATATCATAGGCAAACTCAGAATAATTTTCGTTTGTTCCTACTTTATTTACTATTTCTAATTTTTTAACTGTTTGAATACCTTCTACATTATCTAATACGTTTCTAACATTATTAATTAATATAGGTTGATTAATTTGCCATTTATCAATATTAAAATAATCTATAAGAGCATTAATACAGTTATTTAATACAACTCTATTATTAAAATTAGGTAATAAAATAACATCAAAATTAACTCCAATATTAATAATATAAGCATCCTTAATTACTACTGCATCAGTTAACATTCTATATTCACCTAAATAAGTAATTAAATTCTGCTTTAAAGCAGGATCCGCTATTGAAAGTTTACCTGTAGTATTTTGAGAAAGTAAATATAAATCTAAAACATTAGTATCATAACTACCTTCTGGGGTTCTTCTATTTGGAGATATAGAAGCATTTTGAGTTACATATACTTTAGATACAACACCATATTTTGAGGGTAAAGATAAAGATCTAATTGAATAATCATCTTTAGTTACAGTACGTAGTTGGGTTGGGTATTGAGCTATAGCATTTTGTCTAACATCTTCATTAGTATCTCCATCTCCTCCACCAGTAGCGGGGTTTAAATTATTAAATGCTAAAGAATCTCTAACTGTAGATTGTAAAGTAGAATCTAAATTTGATCCAAAAAATGTTACTGTACCAGAGGATAATTGAGTTATAGAGTTAGCAGGTGTATTTGAAACTGCTCCACCTCCTACAAGATATTCTATTGTTAGGGTAGTGTTTGAAGGAGCCAACCCATAAGTTCTTGTATATAAGAAATTAGACGGATCATAAGCTGTTAAAAGTTTATCAGTACCATAAGGTAACCCCATTCCTACATTATCGGGATTAGGAGTAATAATTTCATCTTGGCCCGAAGATACTCCTGGTCCAAACTGTAATTCTAGGGTGTTGTTTGTTTTGAAACGTTTTATAAATCTTTTAGGTACCTTTTTAATCTTTAATAGATAAGGTGTAGTATCATTATATTGAAACAATTCGGGATCATTAGCGGCTATATTAGTTTGAGAATCAAATATAGTTTCTTGTGCTAAATAAGGTACTTCATACCATCTTGATCCATTTGTATCTGTACATTTTACAATTTCAATTACATTATCGTCTTCAATTTGTACAGTAGTAAATCTTTGAGGAGTTGTAAAACTAAAAGTAGTAGTTTTTAAGGTACCAGCAGTTGCTTTTGATGTTTTCTTTAATAAATAAAAATTAGGTTGATTATTTGAATCTAAAGAATAAACTGATATATCTGTTGGGTTTGAACTTCCTGATACTGTAAAATCTATTTTATCTTCTAAGTAAAATAATTGGGATGTGTTAGTACTAGCTTGGAGTTGTGATCCTTCATCTAGAATCATAGCATAATTAAAATCAGGGGCTACTCTACCACCTTCAATAGTAGCAGGGATAGTTTGAAATATATCTACATCAACTGTAGATGCATTAGTTACTTGTGGGAAATAACCATGGTTATAAGCTAATGAAAGTAAAGAACTTCTTTGTTTTGCAAATTGTAAAAAATTTTCTTGTACTTGGTTATCACCATAAAATGATAAAACGTCACCAATATAGGCAGACATTTCAATTAACATCATACCCGCAGAGGTATCTGAAAAATCATTATAAGTGTTTGGGTAATAGACTTCAGCAAACTCAATGAGTTTCTGTTTAAAACTATCAAAGTCCTTATTTAAATATGTTATTTCTTTAGACTCCGCCATTAGTTAAATTTATTTGAAGTTCGTCTTGTATATTAGTATTAATTACAGAATAATTAAGATATATTGTTATAGTATAATTATCAGGTGATTGTACTACGTTTAAAGTATTTATTTGAACTTGAGGAAAAAATGCTTCTACACCTCCTATAATTAAATCTTCAACTTGATTAGTTAAATCTTCTGTTTGTTGTTCAAATATTAAATCACGGACACCTGAACCAAATGTAGGGTTCATTACTCTTTCTCTTTTACCTGTTAAGATAAAGTTTAGAAGGTTTGCTTTAACAGCATCTCTAGTAGTATATGTAGTGTTTATACCAGTAGGACCATTGAAAGGTAAATCAATACCCACACCGGTACTCGGTTTTAAATCTAAAACGTCAACATTACGTACTATATATGCCATTATATTTTACCTGATTCTTTCATTTTACCCATTAACCCAGAAAAATCTGGTACAGCATCAATTGATACTTGATTTATATCAGATGTTTTTTGGTTTGATATCATTGCATCAACAGAATCTACTACTTTAGTAGGTGTTCCAGGCATACCTCCTTGAAACCCTACAGCATTTTGTGCTGTCATAGTTCCCCCATTCATATTTCTCCATCCACCTTCAGTATGTGTTTGATTTAGGATGTCAGATAATGCACCTGCCCCTTCAAACAAAGGCTGAGTAGGTTGTTGAGGTTGTTGTGGAGTAGTCTGTTGTACTGTCTCTGTTAATTCAGATAATGATTGTTTTTGAGTTTTTTGTTCTACAACCGGCTTCTGGATTATTTTAGTTTCAGTAATAGGAGTACTCATAATTAAAGAAAGTTCTTCCTTAATTACATCTCTTACCTCTTCTCGAATTATTTTTCTAAAAGCTTCTATTTTCATGATTATAAATATTTATTGTTCATTTTTTTTTCTAAACGCTGGTCTTAATTTTACTGTTACTTTAGCACCATTTATTTTAATTCGGTACTTGTCTTTTATTTCGTCTTGTGTAATACCTGTATTTACTTCTAATTCAGTATATCCTTGTCTTAAAAGTAAACGAATCCATTTAGGTAGTTCCTGTTTTTCTTGATCATCATAATAATCATCAAAAGGTGGTGGTGGTGGTTTACGTGTTGGGCTTGATCCACCAAACTTTACTTCCCAATCTGTTCTTACTTTAGCTCTTAATCCTTCATACCATTGTTTAGTTTTATTAGTTACTTCTGTTATTTTTTCAGGATTAGGATCAATTGAATTTAAAACATTTTGTTTAAGATTAGCCGTAAATTCTTCAAAATTAAATTCATCAGCTCCAGGTTGGGATAGCACACTAGATAAAGTATCAGAATCTGCACTAAACAATAATTTAACAGTTTCATTTATTTTATTTAATGATGGGTTTGATTGAACAAATTCGTTAAAAGGTTGAGATAATAATTTATCTACATCAACTGATTTTTTATTTGAAGATTTATTAGCAGTTTCTCTAGCTGGAATATCAGTTTCTACTCTAGTAAAAGGAGCATTCCCAATCCTAGTTTCAACAGGAGTATTAGGATTAACAGGTCTACCTTCTATAGAAGTCATTGGTTTGCCTGAAGTGTTGCTAGCTGCTCTATTATTTGCTTCAGCTTTTAAATTATTAGCAGCTAATTTATTTAATCCTATACTTTCAGCCATAGCTAAAGCATCATCATCTGATATTTGGTTTGGTTCAGTATCAGGGGTATTAATTCCTATAATACCAAGTTCTGTATTACGTTTAATTATAAATTTTAGTTCATTTACTATAACAGCAATATTATCACCATAAGTTAGTTCTGTAGAAGCAACTATTCGTTCATTTGAATCTAAAGCAATTCCTCTTCTTCTAACTGTAGTTTGTGCATTTTCATCTATAGGTTTTTCTTCTGCTATTTTTAAAGTATAACCTAAATATTTTTCTATATAATTTCCAAATATATCATCAGGGTCAGCTATTCGAGCTTTTTCAGCATTATCTAGGGCATTTCTATCAGCTTCTAAAAGTAATTGTTGAACAATTGGATCATTTCTAAATTTATCAAAAGTATAATATTTTAGACCACTTCTAAAAGCTTGAGCTTCACTTGTTTCAAAATTAACTCCTGTAGTTCTAGATACTAATTCTCCAAAAAATACTAAATTACCAAATTGATCGAAACCAAATACATTTTCTCTAATTTCTAAAAGATAACCATTTACTCCTTTAATAAACTTATTTTCTTGGTTAATTTCATCTATTTGATCTCCTAGTTCGTCTCTTAAATCTTTTACTTCTTGGGTAGTATAGGCATCAAATAAAGCATTATCTTCATCTGATAAACCATCTAATGATTGTACTCCTCCTATAGCAGATTTAGCGGCTTCTCTTAATTTATCTGCTTGACCCGTGCCATTTAAATTAGCACAACTTTCTAATTTAGCAGCTAATTTACCACATTGAGCAGCTATTTCTTTTAGTAATAGTTTTATATAAGAAAGTTTATTTATAATAATTTCTAAATCTGTACTTATTTTTTCTAAAAACATCACAGCTTTATCTAAGGCATCTTCTACTTTAATTATAATTTCTATAAGAGGGGCTACTAAACCTCCAGCAAATATACCAATAACTTTTAAAACTAATTTTATAGCTTTAACTACAGCTCTTAAAACTTTAAGAACTACAGTAACTATTTTAATTACAGCATTTATAGCTTTAAGTATAACTAAAATAAATGAAACAATTCCAACTATAAATTTTACTCCTTGTTGAATTTTAGTTGCTAAAAATGCTAGTTCTTCATAAGGAATAAAATCACGTAAAAAAGAATTTGCTTCTTTTATTTGCTTTTTAAATATATTTTCTAATGAAAAATCAAAATTTATAAATGGTTCTAATTTTCTAAAAAAATCACTATATATTCTAGCTCTTTCATATACTTGACCTGCTGTTAAACCACCTTCAAGTACAGTTGCTACTTGACCCGTTGTTTGAGCTATCTCTGTTCCTTGTTGATTTATAGCTACTATATTAGGATTTAAGGGACCTATAGGTTCATTTATCATCTTAATAATATCTTCAGCTAAATCAGCAAGTTTACCTAATCCAGGAACTGATCTAATATCACGTATATCATTAGCGAATTCAACTATACCTAATTCTCTTAAAGAGTTAGTTATATCCCTAACTTCATTAGCTAATTCTCTAGTATCAGTAGTAACTGCCTTTTCAAATTCAACTTTAAATTTAGAATATTTAGCAAGAATAGGTTCTCCTTGCTCATCTACTCTAGTATTACCATTTTTAGTTTTTTGATATGGGGGAGTTATAGGAGTTAGAGAAGCAACATTAATAAAATAATCTATGTCTCCATTAATTTCACTTTCAAGATCTTCAACATAAGGTATTAATTCACCAGTTATAGGATCTTCATATTCTTCCATTTCAGGTAAAGATAAAGATAAAGAACCTTCAACTGTACCTATCATTTGATTATTATTTTGTACTTCTCCCGCTTGGGTGTCAGATGTAATATATACGGTAGTACCATTAGTTATAGGTTTATCTAAACCTTGAAATGATAAAGTTATAGTACCTTGAGAAACAAATTCTTGTCCTCCTCCTTGACTAGCAAAAGCTTCAGCTTCTATATTTCCTGGAAGTAATGTTACTCCTCTTAAAGCAGATTGTAATCCTCTTACAAATTCAGTTACTTTTTTTATTTCACTTCCAACTTTACCTTCAGGAGGAAATACTTTACTTACAGCAAAAGTAAAAGGATTACATAAATCGTAAGAATTAACTAATCTTAAGGTATTTATGACACCGTTTAAAGAATTAGGTACAGCATTAGCCTTTCTTACTTTTTTAAAGTAAGCTTCCCTTTCTTTTAGATTACGCATGTTAACGATTTCTTTATTGATATCTTTCCCATCACCAACAGTAATTTTAATGGCTTGTTGATTAATCTTTACCAACTGTTTTGTAGTGGTATTGTTAATATCTCTTACTATTGCTTTTACGTCCGTCTTCACTATTGGGTAAAGTTTTTCTTAGAAATTAAACTCTCTAATTTGTTTTCAATTTTCGTAACAATAGCCTCAAATTCAGATCCGGCGGCTCTAACTCCTGTATTTTGAAAACCTTCAGCATCAGGGACATTTTTTAAAAATGCTGAGGCATCAGATAAAGATACAGTAATTTCTTTTAGTATATCTAATAATACATCCCCTTTAACTAAAGGGTGTTCTGAATCGTCTCCTATACCTAATTTTATTTTATTAGCATTAACTACAAAAGTACCTTTAGTATCAATATTAACACTTGAATCAGCAGATATACCAACGGCTTTTTTAGCTAAAATTAAAGCCATATCTTCTTTACAATTAATTGTAACTCTATCAGAATCAATTATAATTTGATTTCCAACATAAGGAAATGCTGGTTGGTAAGGGACATCTTTTTTAGCAGGGGTAATAGTTGTAGTTGGAGTACTAGAATTAGGAGCTCTAGGAGGTTCAGTCTCATTAATTTCGGGTTCAGGAATATCTACTTCAGGGATATTAGGATTTTCAAGTGCCTTAAGTTGTTTTTGTGCTTTTTTTCTTTTTTTACTTCCAAATAAAGCATAAGTTATCCCTTCAGGGACACCAAAGAATTGTTGATATAAATCAACTAATTGATTAAATATGTCAAGAATGATATCAATCATTGTTTAGATCTGGTTCTTGGTTTATAGTATCATACACATTTCCTGTAGAATCTGCTTCTTTTGCAGAAACTTTAGTATTTTCTAAATCTACTTTTTGTAATCTTTCTGTAGTATCTACTTGTGGAACTGCATCTATCCCAAAAGAAGCAAAATTTCTTGTAGCTAGTGCAATAGGTATTGATTGTCCTGCAGTAAGATATATAGATGACGCATCTCCTTGAATATTTTCATATATAGGAAACCAATTATCTCTATTAAATCCTGTATCATATTGACCATTTCTTAAAATAGTTAATGGAGTTCCATTAGCTCCTGAAGTGCTCCATGGGCTTTGTATTTCTTTACTACCTGAGGGTTGTTTGTTTGTAGAGGTAAAACGTAAAGAATTACCAAATCTACCTTCTACTATAACATCTCCTTCTTGTGGGTATAAATTACGTATTTCTTCATTTTCTTTAAATATTTTTCCATAAGAAGCCTCAGTTAATTGATTATCTTCATTATTTTCAACACCATCTGCTACATTTTGGTCAGAAACAGTATTTGTATTTGAAGATATAGCGTTAGGAGAAGGCATGGCATTTAAGTGAACACCATTCCATACATTTAAAGTACTTGTGTAGTAAAAATCAAGGGCATCAGAATTACCTTCTGTTATTCTTCTAAATGAAGGACCTAAAGTAACATAAACTACCTCATTTAATAAAGGTAAATTACGATAATTTATATCCATAGGATAAGCTATATTACCCTGTGGAAATTCACTTGAGATAGAACCCTTAGTTAATGGTTCAAATTTTATAGTACCAATTCCCCACCATCCATCAGTTAATTGAAAGGTAGATTTACCATTAGAAGAAGGTGTTAATGAAATATCAATAACACGGACAGGAATCATCCCACCACTACTAATTGCTCTATTAGTTGTACGTTGAGATAAAACAGAATTTTCTAATATTGGTGCTTGGCTATTAACTGGCATCCTCTACTTCTATTTCTTCTACTTTTTTATCTAATTCTTGAAGTGAGCTAAATAACATCTCTTTATCTTCATCTGAAAGAATTTCATCAGTATCTGCCATTTTGCTATTCATAGCACGTTGAACGATACCCGCCATTTTAATTAATGCATCATCATTTTTAATGGCTAATTCCATATATTCTTTAATTAAAGGAACAATCATTGTTGCTTCGCCTGGATCGGTAATTAGAGGTTTTAATCCTTCAATTAATGAACGTAGTTGAACTTCCTTATCTTTTTGATTATTATGAATTTCTTTTAAAAGATCCGAAAATGATTTTTTTCCAAACAAATTTACTTGAGAAAAGTCCATAGTATTTATTTGGATATAAATATAAATGTATTAAAGATTTAGTATCTCATACTAACAGTTCCCGATTCAATATATTGGGTCATTAATTTATGATATACTTTTCTCATTCTTTTAATTACTTTAGTAATTTGTGGAGTAGGTTGATCAGTCATTTCACGTATATAAATATATATGGCTTTTTTGTTAAATAATTCAATATTTTCTCTTTTACGGAATAATTCAATAATAGCATCAGCAGTTTTAGCATCCTCTTCTTTAGGAAAATGGGAAAATAAATGTAAATCCATATATTGAATTAAAAATTCAATAAATTCAGTTGCCTCATCTTTAGGTTTATCTAAGTCTGAATGGTTATTGATTATATCAATTGTTATTGATTGATCATTATCTATGGCATCTACTTCAGCTCGTTGTTTTAATTTCTTATAATTATTATTATTGTATAAAATCAAATAACGTTTTGCTATAGTACCGAAATAAGAAAAGGCCTTACCTTTTTCTTGTTTATATAAATGAAGTTTTTCTAAAAGAAAAGCAGTTACTTCATGTTGTAATTCTCCTATAGTTTCTACTTCTGTATAGTAGAATTTAAAAGTATGGATAATATTTTCCGTTAACTTATGAAAACCATACCATATACGCTCATTATATATTTGATTACGTTTAAATTCATCAGTAGTATTTAAATACTCAATGATAGCTTCTTCTGTATCGGGTGTAAAGTATTGATTTTTTGTTTTTGGTCTTCTTAATCTAAGAGTACCTTTTTTAGTGTATTGAGGCCCTTCGTCTTTCTGGGGTACAGTTAGAACTTTGGCTTGCAAATCATCATCTAGGGGTAAGCTCATTTATTTATTTGAGTTATACTCGTTTATAAGTGCTTGAATCTCTTTTATGCCCTTAAAAAACCACCCTATTTCATCATCTGATTCGAATATTTGTTTTGAATCAATTTCTTTAATTTTACGATCTGACTCGGACATAACGACAGATATAGCATCTATATATTCGTCTCTTTTATTAAGAGCGTCCTCTAGTTTTTCATTTTTACGCATTAAATTCCAAATAATATAGAATATAATAGCTAAACCCAAAATACCAACGTTAATTAAAATAATAGTTTGTGTTTCCATTTTAAAGATTCTTTACTAAATCCATTAAATTTCCATCTTTAGAACCTATTTTACCTAAGTTAGAATTAACTCGGTCTTGTTTTGTAGTCTTAACTTTAGTTTTTTCTTGACCCCCGAAGGTATCTAACCATTCTCTTTCAAATTCAATACGAGCTGCCATAAGGTCAGCCTGGTGTAAGATTAATGGTAATGAAGTACGAGGTTTAGTTTCAGGCATAAATCCTTTAAGATAAGATTCATTTGCTTTATCATATAAACCATCGTGTGTTTTAATAGCAATCCACTCATTAGTTGTAAGTTGAATTCCTGCTTGTTGCATTAAGAATAAAGTACGGTCTGGGACTGTCATATATTCATTTGATGTATTGAAGGTGTACATCTCACCTAAATTTTTCTTCCTCCATTCATCCTTAGATGGAAAAACAGAAGTATGTTCTAAAGAACCAATTTTACCTAAATCATGGTTTAACGCGGAAACAAATAACTCTTCATCTGTGTATGTATCTTTTGTTCCCATTTCCTGCCATACAGCACTTATTTTAAATGCGGCAGTAATTACACGTATAACGTGTTCAACATAACCCCCGGGAAAACAGTTGTGATACGCCTTCTTATGAGAAGCTGGGAGTAGGGCAATACGTTCATCTAATTTATTATAAAAATCAAGAAATTGATTCTTACGATCCCCTGTAACGTATTTGTTAATGCCACTAAGAAGTACCTCATAGTTCTCCTTTATTTGCTCCGCTGTTAAAACCATTTATTCTTGTGTTTCGTTATTTAGGTAAGTTTGTGATTGATCTATAATTTCTTTTATATTATCAATCGTTTGATTTACATTAACGTGTTCACCACGTTGTGAATTATGTTTTACAACATTAAGTTGGTTTGAAATTTTATCTAAATTTCTTGATATTAAATCTTTATATCTCATAATAATATTTAGTGAGGATTTCAAGTGCTTCCTCAATCGTGTTAAATATACGAACGCCATTTAGCGTTTCCAAGCCTGTATCGGATAGTATATAAATATATTCTCCATCTCTCTTTTTAAAATATATAATAGGAAATGATTCTGTTTTAAGATTATCTTCTAACCAATCTCCCATTGCTGGGTTGTGATCAACATCTACATCTTTATAAGGAATTTTTAATTTATTAAGTGCACCTTTTAATATGTTACAATAGTTACAATAAGGGAGGGTATAAATTGTAATTTCTCCCTCCCCTTTCTTATCTATTTTTCTTTTTCCCATTTTTAATTTTTAAAACCAACCGTACTTCCAAGGTAATGGGTTAATTTTGCTTATCCAAATGTTCTCGAAAAAGTTTTAAATAAGAATTTACTTTGTCTACTCCCGATTGATAATCATTTTCTTCAAATAAAGGAACAACATCAATTTCAAGGGTATTAATTAATTCTTGGGTAGCTTTTTTATCTAATGCTTCATAAGCAGGTTTACCCTTATTATCTTTAATAAATAATAATTCAAATTGTTGTAAGGGAATATCTAAAAGGCTACTTTTCATGCCTTCTACTTCTTTATAGATACCTTCTAAATCATTAAGGGTATCTTCAAACATATCTTTATCTAAACTCATTATCTAACTTGTTGGATTAAATTATTAACTATTTCTCTAGCAGTAGAAACATCTCTATTATCAAGACATTCCAAAATATCATTCAGTTGATAATAAACTTGCTCTCTATTTAAATTTACATTCATAACTTTTAAATTTGACTCAGCAGACTCCTCTTGGAAAAGACTTACCTACTATAATTATATTCAATAATACGTATATACTATTTAGCGCGTAAAACAATGAATAACGTATCTTTTACATGGTAATCTCCATCAAATGATACATCCATATATATTGGAATAGTATCGCGTTGATTTATCGCTTGTACCGGAATAGGCCCGACATTCTGTTTAGTCCATAAGTCCAAATGCTTGGGTTGATATCCCGTGGGATTATTATTAAATACTCTAGGATAATCAAAACGCACAGCAGTAGAAGCGACAGCAGGAATAGGAATATCGTTAATATTGCCGTCAGAATAAAGCCAAGACTTAGGGGTAGAGAAACTAGCCCAAATATTATTTTCACCGTTGTATCGTTTACGTTCTGGCATCTCGTTTGCTTCGGCATATATTTGAAAGTATGTATAGGATTGTGAGGTATCTAAATAGACGTTTTGATATTTAGAATCTGTGATAATAAGTGCTTCGGGAGTAAATAAATCATCTTCATCAATATACCATTCATATATAACTGGATCATCAATTGGCTCATAATCACATGAGGTTAATCCTAAACACGTTAATGCTACGAGTATAAGAAATAATATCCATTCTCCTCTACTCATTTCTTCTTTATTTGACATAATATAACCTTTTTAATTGAACACGTAAATATACGAAAA